ACACCTCCGAAGCGCTGGACGCCAAAATCAAGTCCGCGCAGGAAGTCCGCCGCTGGGCCTTAAAAAACAGCGACGGCGCCACGGTCAAACGACCGGACGGCAGCGAGGTCTACGTTGATAGCGACCAAGTCAAAGACTACCTCCTCAAAGCCGACGATGTTCTAACCATCCACGCCCCGGCACGCCAGCAATGGCTTGCGCAGCGTCAACCGGCCGTCGAGGCAGCAAAGAACCTCTTCCCAGACATCTTCAAAAAAGGCACGCCGATGCACACGGCGTTCCAAGCCACAGTCAAGCAGGCGCCAGAGCTTCTGAAGCTCCCGCAAGCCGAATACTGGGTCGGTCTGGCCCTCTACGGAGAGCAGACCCTCATGGCCAAACAAGCCGCCGACCAAGCCAAGAGCAAGGCCGCCGGCAAAGTCTCGTCCGCGAAAGCAGCAAGTAAAACGCCCACACCTGTCAAGCCGATCAGCGCGCCGAAAACTTCGACCAAAGGCGTGACGAAAGCCACGCGAGACCGCGCATTCGCATCCGGGCGTCTTGATGACGTAGCCGACTACATGAGCGAAGCGCTTTTCGGATAAACCTCAAAAAGAAAGAATTAAAATTATGTCAGCTCCCGCTGGAACCCTGTTCCCGGCCGTTGGAAACCGCGAGGATCTCCTCGACGTGTTGACGGTTGTGGACGCCAAAAATTGCCCGATCTCTAGCTCTATTGCCAAGACCGGCGCCGATATCAGCAATCCTGCAGTTTACAGTTATTTGGCCGATTCCTACAACGCTCCCACCACGGACGGCGTTGTCGATTCCGCCGACGTGTCCGAGTTCTCGGATGCCACTGCCAACCGTGTTCTTCTGAGCGCCCGCGCCCAGAAACTGCGCCGCACCGTTCGTGTGTCGGACTTCCAGGCGAACCTCGCCGACGTTGCCGCCATCGGTCGCAAAAAAGAATTTGCGAAAGCAACGGCCAAAAGCCTTGTCGAACTTAAGCGCGACGTTGAAGCGACTATCAGCTCGGACAACGACTCCGTCGAAGGTTCCGGCTCGACCGCTTACAAAACCCGCGGCCTCGGCGAGTGGATCAAGGCCACCGCGCAAACCGACCTCCCGGTGCCCGCTTCCCAGCGCACACCGTCCGCGTCGATCACCAACACCGCGACCACCGCGCTCACCGAGAGCAACCTGCAGAACGTCTTGCAGAGCATCTACGAGCAGACTGGTTCGCAGGACCGCTTGATCTTGGTTGCTGGCCCGAGCCTCAAGAAGGCCATCACCAACTTCACGCGCTTCACGGTGAACAGCACCTCAAGCGTGTTCAACCTCCGTCAGACTGCGCAAGCCGCCAACAGCGACCGCTTGGTCTCGAATATCTCGTTCTACGAAGGAGATTTTTCGACTGTCGAAATCGTGACGAGCCTATTTTTGGCTGCCAACGCTTCGACCGACGCCGAGAAATACGCCCGCGGCTACGTCATGTCGCCGGACCACCTCATGCTCCGCTACGGACGCCGTCCGAGGCTGCAAGAGCTTGAGGACCAAGGTGGAGGCCCGAGAGCGCTTCTGGATACCATCATTTCTTTGGCCGTTATGTCACCCAAAGCGATGGCGAAGTTCAACGCGACTGCCTAAGTCAAACTCTTAACAACTAACTAGAAAAAACTAATCAGATGAAAGTGTTTGAACTTCCCGCAGAGACAAAAGGGGCCACCGGCTATACGCACAAAGTCGTCCTTGATCACACCGATCTCACGACCGCCGCCGACAACACCGCGCAGACGATCACCCTGATCACCCTGCCCGCCGACAGCATCGTCACGGACGCCGCGACCCACTTGGTCACGTCGTTCCAGTTGACCGGCACGACCGCTTACAACTCCAACACGATCGTTGTTGGCGTCAGCGGCACGACCGACCAGTTGATCGCTTCCCAGCAGATCAACACCAACGGCACCCCGGTGACGACCCGCCGCTTCAACAGCAACACCCCCGTTGCTTACACGGCGAGCACCCCGATCATCGCGACCGTTGCGTCGATGGCGTCGTACGACCTGCTCGAGCTGAACGCTGGAGAAATCCACGTCTTCCTCGCGGTCAACGACCTCAACAAGCTCTAAGACAAGCGTCTTAACACACGGCGGCTCCTTCGGGAGCCGTCGCAGTTAGGATGTCATCAGAAATCTTCGGCGATCTGGTCGCCGACATGGATGGCGAGCTGGCCCAGCTCGTCCGGGATGAACTGAAGACCGGCTGGCACGCCCAGCAAGTCATGGCCGGCATTCAGTCCACCCGCGCCAAGCAGCTCAACGACCAGATCGAACACTGCACCGTCGATGGTCTCGGCCAGCATGTCATGGACGTGCCGGCCGATGCTTATTTTGCGTGGCAGCAACACCTTGGCCGCGACTGCTGGGGCGACAAATCGTTCCGCTCTTGGTTCCTCAAGAAAAACCCGCAGTGCGCGGTCAACTACACTCCACGGAATCCCACCATCCTCGTCCCATGACCCTTAAACGAGAAGACCTCACCAAGATCATCGGCGACATCGACCAGGCCGACGCTGACGGCAGTCAGTATCAACAGCGCAAGGTCAAAAACTTCAATACAAGATATTGTATTTGGCCCGGGCAAACGGATGACGGCCGCAAGCACCAGAGCGCCTACGGGAAGAAAATCTTTCCTTTCGAGAACGCTGCAGATACTCGCGTTTTTCTTTCCGAATCGCTGATCCGCGAGCGTGTCATTGCCCTGGTCAACGCTTTCTTCAAGGCCCGCATCCAAGTGCAGCCCGTCGAGTCCATGGACGTGTCCAAAAAGAACGCCATCGACACCGTCCTCAAGTGGCTCATGGGCCATTGCCTTGATGACCTCCGGCGCGAAGTCCGCCTCGCCGCCGAGACCCGCGAAACCTATGGCCTCGCCATCATGGCGGTCGATTGGGAGCAGCAGACCCGCGTCGAAATCAAGACGTTCACCATGGAAGAGGCCATGATGATGCTGCAGGAAAGCCAAGACCCCAACCTGCAAGCCCTCCTTGAGGTCATCCTCGACCCAGAGCAGGAAGAACTCGCCGCGCAGTTGATGGGCGAAATCATCCCCGAGCTGGGCAGCACCGCCAAAGTCCGCCAGTTCCGCGAAAAGGGCGAAGTCGAATGGGAGCAGCCCTACATTTTCAGCAGCAAGCCGGTCGTGCGTTCCTTGGAACCCTGGGAGGACATCATCTTCCCCATCCAAACGGACTCCATCCAACGCGCCCCCTTTGTCGCCCGCCGGGAACTCCTCAGCGAATTTGAACTCCGCGAGCGCGCCACGCTGGAAGGCTGGGACAGCGAGTGGGTTGAGCGCGCCGTGAAGCACAAGGGTGAGCTGAAGCGCATCCACCTGAACATCCACCGCTCGGACAACTTCCTCTTCGAGCAGCTCCGCGACCTCATCGAAGTCTGGCACGTCTATCGCAAGGAACACGACCCGCGCACCAACGCCACCAAGGTCACTCGCACCGTCCTCAGCTACAACATCACCGACAAGCCGGCCATCCATGAGCTGATGCCGTATGACCACGGCTTGTATCCCTTCGTTGAATTGCCCCGCGAGCGCAACACGCGCCCGCTGCTGGAGGCGCGCGGCATCCCCGAAATCACCCAGACCGCGCAGGAAGAGTGCAAGATCCAGCGCGATGCGCGGGTTGATGCCACCAGTCTCAGCATCATTCCTCCGCTTAAAACCCCGGCCGCGCGCGGAAAATTTGACCTTGTCCTCGGCCCCGGCGTGCAGATCCCTGAGCGCCGCCCCGGAGAAATCTCTTGGATGGCCCCGCCGCCATTCGGCCAGGGCAGCATTGAGGTCGAGATGGCGACCCGCGCCGATGTGGACCGCTACTTCGGCCGCATGACCGACACGGTCAACCCCAACATCTCCATGCTCCACATGCAGGAGTTGGTCGATTCGTGGCTCCTCGACATGAAGCTGGTCGTCGCCCAGATCATGCAGCTCGCCCAGCAATACATGACGCCGGAAGAGGTCGCCCGCATCACCGGCAACCCGGTCGCCATGACCGAAGGCGCCGCCGACATCCGCGGGCAGTTTGACGTGGTAGCGGATTTCGATGCCCGCACGCTCGACGCAGCCGCCCTCGAGGCCAAACTTACGTTCGTCGCAAACACCTTAGTGCCCCTGGATTCTTTCGGAGTTTTGGACCGAGCAAATTTGATCCGCTACATGATGGCGGCCCTCGACCAAAACCTCGCCGACATCTTGGTCCAAGACATCGGCGCCGCTACCGCAGCCGAGCAGGAAGACGAACAAACCGCCTTCGCCAAAATCGCCGCAGGCACCGAACCCCCGCTCAAAGAGGGCGGACAAAACGCGCAGGTAAGGCTGCAAACCTTGCAGCAAATCATCCAGTCGAATCCCGCTGTCCAGCAGCGCTACGCCCAAGACGAAATCTTCCGCAGCATGATCGACGCCCGCGCGCAGGCGTTCCAATTCCAGTTGCAACAGCAGCAAAACGCCGTCATCGGCCGCACCGGCGCCCAACCCGCGCTGCAAAAGCTCCAGCAAGACCAGCAACTCGGCATGACCGCCCAACCCGCCGCCTAATCGTATGCACCCGAACATTAACGTCAGGAACGTCGCTGGTCTCAACATTCCGCAGCACGACTATATTTCGATGACTTATTACAGCGGCACGAACAACCCGCACGTCATCACCTACAAAGAGGGCGGCAGCGGCGGACAGACCGTGGCCACGATCACGCTGACCTACACAACCGACCCTCCAGCCGACGACAACGCCGACATTGCCTCGGTGGCCCGCTCCTAGTTTTTCAATGGGACTTCGCTTTAATCCATTTACAGGCAACTTCGACTTCACCTCCGGCGTTGGCTTTACGACCGGAGGCGCCGGAGGAAGCGCGTTCTTTGCTGGCGAAGTGGCAACCTATGCGGATCTCCCGCTTGACGGCACCGCCGCTCTCAACTCCCGCTGGCTGGTGCGCACAAACTCGGGAACATGGCCCTTCAGCTCCTACAAACAGAGCGGCATCTATATTCGCACGGCCACTGTCGGCTCCAGCCGCGACAACGATTACAAGCTAACTGACACCAGTTTCCACGATGTCATGTCGGACGATGCGTTCTTGATCTTTGACAACACCGATCCGACCAAAGCGGCCAAATTCGATGTCGGCGCCCAAGTCGGCGCAAACCAAACCCGCGTAATCACCGTCCCAAACAAAAACATCACGCTGGACGACGCGGGCGACTCTCGGACACCAAGCTCCCACACCCACGGCAACCTAACCAACGACGGCAAAATCGGCACCACCGCCAACCTCCCGCTCAAAACAGGCACAAACGGCATCATCGAGGCGGGTTCATTTTCTAACGTGGCAGGGAGCTTTTGCGAGGGGAATGATGCGCGGCTTTCGGATGACCGCGACCCGAATTTGCACGCCGCAAGTCACCTCCCCGATGGCGCTGATGAGCTTTTTGATCAGTCGTTGAATGAAGCGGACGATGTGACGTTCAATGAAGTTACAACAGTTGTGGTAACTTGCGCGGCCTTTGCTGATTCCACGGAAAACACCCAGCTACAGTTTGACGATGGCGTTCATCGCTTAATAAACAATCTGACCGAAACTGTAACAGTTTCAGACTCAGATGCGTCATTCGCGGTTCCCATAGCTTTCGCAGGCGAAGACGCCGCCACCAACGCCGCCACCACCCGCGACAACCTCGGACTCGGAGACGCAGCCGTAGAAGACACCACAGCCTTCGCCGCCTCTGGCTCCATCACCACCAGCGGCCTCACCCAAGCCACCGCAAGAATACTTGGCCGCACGACCGTGAGCACGGGAGCCATCGAGGAAATCCAAATCGGCTCGGGCTTGAGTCTGTCAGCGGGGGAGCTTTCGGCTACGTCATCGGGCGGCATCTCCGCAGTCGGCGCATCCACCGCCGATGTCCTCTCCGTCTCTGGCTCCGACCTCGTCGCCGATGACGGCGGCACCATCGACTCCGCAGACCCCTTCATCAAGTGGAACGATTCGGCGGGCAAGTTGGTCTACGCCAACCCGCTCTCGCGGCCCAGCGGGGCAATGTATGTCGGGCTGGCTCCGACTACTACAGCGCTGGGAAGTGATGCCGTAAATTTACAAGGCTCAAGATCAGCGGCAACTTCAGTGGCCTCTGGCGCTAATTCTGTTGCTATTGGCAACAACTCAAGGGCTGGCAACGGCCAAGCGGTTGCCATTGGTTCTACGGCGGCGGTCACTGGAAACAATGGAATTGCAATAGGTCGAGATTCGGGCGCGGCGGGCAACGATTCTTGCGCGCTTGGTCGAGGCGCAAGCTCAAGTCAGGCGAGCAGCATGGCTATTGGTTTCAATGCGACTGCATCTGGCGTTAATTCATCTGCTGTCGGAACGCTTGCTGCCGCAGACCTTCGCGCACAGTTTGCCACGTTGCCGTTCAACGCGGTCTATTGGGGCGGGCAAACCACGGACGGGACGGCGAATGTCGAACTCAACTTGGACGCCACGGCGACGAACCGAATGGTCATCGCGGCAAACACTGCCGTCATTGCCGACATATTCGTAATCGCCCGCCGCACGGACAACACCAAGTTCCTAGCGGCCCGCCGCTGGGTTGCCATCCGCCGCGATGGATCAAACAACACGGCACTGATTGGCGGTGTGCAGACCATCGAAACCGACCAGAGCGAAGGCTCTCCGACTTGGACATTTACTATCGACGCCGACGATACGGCCTCCGTGGAATCCCTGCGCGTGCGCGTAACTGGCGCTGCCTCCGAGACGGTCAACTGGCGTGTGTGCGCGATTTACCGAGTGGTTGCTTAATATGAACACCGAAGAAATCTACACAGTCCTCCTCGACCAGCCGCGCCAGATCGACGGCAAGACATGGCACGGCTTGAGCTACCAAATAACCCGCGACGAGAGCGGCAAGATCGAAGTGCGCGAGCATGGTTGGCCGACCAAGCTCACGCTGTGGGAAGCGGACGGCCCCGAACTCGACACGTTGGACGAGGCCACGGTCAAAGCCGCCATCGAGGCCGCGCTGCCTGTGGATGAAGCGTATGTGATTCCGCCGCCGCCTGTGCCTTTCGTTGAGACTTTCACGGCAGAGCAAGTGGTCGCCAAGTATTTCTCGGCCTACCAAATCGCCGCCCTGCAACGCTTGGAGATGGCCTTGCTCCAAGCAGGCAAGCCCCTCGGTGCGAAGATGACCGCCTGCAAGACATGGCTGGAGTCCGTGATGCTTGGCTGGGCCGCATCCCCGACACCCGCACCAGCGGAGTCTTTCGGCCAGCCGCAGGCGAGCTTTGAGGAGGCTTCGGCTGAGGCAGTCACCGATCTAAGCGCACAATGAGGACTGTAACTTTACAATCTATATTGCTCCGAGCGTGGCAGCGCGCAGGTAACGACGGCTCGGATATTTCTAACATCCCATCCGGCGCAAGAACCATGATGGTCGCCGCCGCCAACGAGCGCATCGCCGACTGCTGGGAGTGGGCCGACTGGCCTGAGCTTATGCGCGTCGAAGAACGCACCGTCGAAGGCAACGACACGACCGGCTACTTCATTCCTTACGAGCAGGTGGGCCAGCAAGTGATGGGAGAGGTATTTTCCGTCCTCCGCGACAACCCCGCAACCCACGTTGCCCCCCGCGCCATCGGCTACACCCTCCTCGGCGACAACGTCCGCTTTCCGCAGAGCACCGATTTGCCCACGACCGTCTGGGTCAACTACCGCATCCGCCCGACCGAATACAGCGCAAGCAACCTCACCGCGACCGTACCCGCCGTCATCGCAAAAGCAGTCGCGCTCATGCTGACTTCCGACCTCCTCACCGAAGACGGCCAGCTCGACAAGGCGCTGGCCATGGAGCAACTCGCCGAGTCCGAGCTGATCTCGCAGCGCGACAAATACTATTTCCAACAAGGGCAGCCCAGCATGTGGACCGCCCGCGTCAACCAATACTAAATCCTATGGCACATCCCAACGCACGCATCACCAACAGCCTTTCCGGCGCTCAATACATCGGCGGCACATCGCCCACCAACGGCGAGTGGTCCGCCATCCAAGCTGTCACCGACACGAAATTCCACACCCTCACCGGCAACGTCAGCGGCTTGGCCAACACCGCCCTCGGCAGCGCCATCGAGGTGCCCGCGGGCTTGACCATCTTCGGCTTCTTCACCGCGCTCCAGCTGCACAGCGGCAGCGTCATCGCCTACAACAAATGATCCAAGGATTCTCAGGAGGTCTGCTGCGCAACACGGAGCTGTTCTACCTCCTTGATTTGCCCACGTTCCAGCGTGACTTCGCGCAGTTCAAGACGCTAGATCATGCCACCGGCCCCGCCATCACGTTCACGCGGGCAAGCAATGCGACTTTCTTTGATGCTGATGGCGTCTTGCAAACCGCGAGCAATAACGTCCCGCGATTCGACCACGATCCGGCCAACGGAAATTCGCTTGGGCTTCTCATCGAGGAATCCAGAACCAACAGCATCCGCAACTCGCAGGCTGGTGGTTCGACCAATGGGGTGATCGGGAGTGGTGGGGCTTTGCCGACGAACTGGGGCGTTGGCACCGCAGTAACGTCAAACGGAGTAAGCACCGAAATTATCGGCACTGGCACAGAGGCAGGGCTTGCCTACCTTGATTTGAAAATCAGCGGCACTCCGACCGCAAGCGGAACTTCTGGATTGAGGTTCGATACAGTTAGCCAAGTTGTCGCGGCAAATGGGCAGTCGTGGACAAGCTCTATGCATCTAAAGGTAGTTGCTGGAACAACTTCCAATATAACATTACAGCACAATTTGTCAGGCCGAGACGCAGCCGGAGGAGTGATTGCCGGACAAGCATCAACTGCCGCCATCTCTCCTACTGGCAGCGCACTTTCGACCCAGCGCGTGTCATTAAGCAGGACCATGTCAGACGCCACCGTAGAGCGTGTTCTTGTTATTTTGAATTTAAGCGTATTCAACGGCGACCCCATCGACCTAACCCTCCGCATAGCCGCCCCGCAGCTTGAGCAAGGCGCCTTCGCCACCAGCTACATCCCGACGACCAGTGCCGCCGCCACCCGCGCCGCGGACAGTGCGGTCGTCACGCCGATCTCTTCGTTTTATAATCAAGCGGAGGGGACTTTGTTTGCGGAGGCGAGCAGGTATCAAACAACGAGCAACAGCAAGTTTGCGGGATTCGTAGAGGCTGCTGACACAAACAAGTATATCCTGCTGGAAACAAACGCAACCGCCCCGACGACCACGCATCGACTGTCAGTAAACAACGCCACATCGCAGGCGTTAATTAGCGTCACTGGCAACGCCGCCAATACAACCTACCGAATGGGTGGCGCTTACAAAACGGACGACTTCCACCTCGCGCAGAATGGAACACTCGGAACCCCCGACACATCTGGCTCCTTGCCGACCTCGTTAGACAGGTTGGGCATTGGATGCTTGGCCGGAAGCACGGCTCAATTTTTCCTCAACGGCCACATCCGCAAGATCGCCTACTGGCCGAAACGCTTGTCCAACACGCTGCTGGAGCAGCTAACGACTTAATATGCGCTCAATACGCTCAACAATAGCCGGATCTTCCGCGTCCTCCACGGTCTCGCACGGCGCTTCGGCAAACATTTGATGAACGCTTACCCTTACATCTTCGGGTTCTGGCTGAAAGCCTGCCTCACGGGACATGGCCTCGCCGCATTCGGAACACAGGTAGGCGCGGGTCTCAAAGGTGTCGCCGCCCCAGATGTTGCGCTCATGGCAAGGGTCGAAGCACACATGCCAGCCAACGCCGCCGGAGGGAATTTCACAGGAACAACGGGCACATTTATCCATGCCGCAATTAAGCCCTAAAACCGCCTGATATGCAAGACTACCTTTATAAGTTCCCCGACGAGGCCACGGCCCAAACCGCGCTGGCCGATTACTACGATGCCGAGACCGGATGGCAAACCAGCGGCACCGGCTTTGCCCTTGATCCGGTAGGCGTGCTGGTGGACACCGACATGACCGACCCTGAGAATCCGGTCAGCACGCCGCTCGACGGCTGGCACCTCAACCTGCGCGTGACTGACGACCGGCCCAATCCGGCAGCGGACTACAGCGTCACGCCGACACAGCAGCGGAGGGTGTGGCTATGACCTCGTGGCACTATCACATGACGACGACCGAGAAGGGTGTTGTCGGCACCGTCACATCCATTGGCTCGTCTGTCTTTTCTATGTTGCCACACCTTGAAACAACCCTGCGTGTTGCAGGTCTTTGCATCGGTATTTTGGTCGGCTTGGCGACTCTTGTGAGCGTCCTGCACGACATTCAAAAGAAACGGAAGGAACTGAAATAATATGAGAAACTGGAAAACGAACCTGCTCGGAGCACTCACTATCATCGCCAGCTTGTCCACGGCCGGACGCGAATTTCTGGCCAGCGGCACAATCCCTGACCTCGGCCTCGTCGGCGCAAGTCTATTGGCCGGATGGGGATTGCTGATGGCGAAAGACCACAACGCCCGCCTCTGACTCCATGAGCCACGCCCGCGCCACAAAAGCCATTGCAGTTGCGATCCTCGCCGCGAGCTGGGCTGTCGCTGCGGCTGGCTGCGTAACGGTCGGCTATGACTTCATGAAGCAGCAGGCCACCGTCACCGTCAACCCACCGCCTAAAGGCCACGCGAAGTAACCATGTGGAAGTGGATCAAGAGACTATTTGGAAAGCCGTCCGCGACTGGCCCAGCGCCAGCCTCGCCGAACTTGCCATCCGTATCCACAACCGTCTCCACACCCGCCGCGAGCAAAGCCTACGACGAGCGCCGTCTCAACACCCCGAACAAAAGCGGCAGACCCATCACACCGACCATGATCGTGTTGCACCATACCAGCGGTAGCTACAACGGCAGCGTGAGCTGGTGCATGAACCCTGAGAGCAAAGTGTCCTACCACGTTATCATCGCCCGCAACGGCAACCGCACCGTCCTCGCCGACGACACGGCCCGCTGCTGGCACGCCGGTCTGTCGAGCTGGCAAGGTGTGCCGGACTGCAACAGCTATTCCCTCGGCGTGGCGTGGGACGGCAATACATACGAAGACCCACTTGGTGAAGCAGCAATGGACAGCGCCATCCAATACATCGTGCCCCGCATGAAGCGCTGGCACATCCCCATGTCCCGCATCGTAACTCACCAGCAAATCGCCCCCAACCGCAAGAACGACATCAGCCCCGCCGACGCAGCGCGGTTCAAAAGCAGACTCAAGGCAGCACTTAACTAATCAACGACTATGGCCAAAACAATCGGACAACTAACACAAGCCACCACCCTCGCATCCGGCGACGAGTTCGTCATCGAGCAGAGCGGACTGACCAAGCGTGTCGCTGCATCTGTAGTGCGCGGCGGGCTGATCAATGCGGACATTGATGCGGCGGCGGCCATCGCCCACACCAAGCTGGCCAACATCACCGCAGGCCGCGTCCTCCTCGGCAACGCGAGCAACGTGCCGACCGCCACGGAGCTGACTGGGGATGTGACGGTGGGTAATACCGGCGTCACTACGCTGGCTCGCCCACTTACCTTGGCCACCGCTCAAGCCACCACCAGCGGCACCAGCATCGACTTCACCGGCATTCCGTCTTGGGTGAAGCGGATTACGGTGATGTTGAATGGAGTTAGCACGAATGGCAGCACCAGTCCGCTAATTCAAATAGGCGATGGAAGCATACAATCGTCTGGCTACTCATGTGGAAGCAGGGACACAACGACAACCACCGCAGGCACCGGAAATGGATCTACGGCTGGATTTATTCTTGCATCTACCGGTGGTGGCAACGTCTTAACCGGACACATTGTTTTGACGCTTGTCTCGTCAAACACTTGGTGCGGTTCTCACAACATCTACCTAACAATTGGCGGAAATCACTACAGCCTTGTCGGTGCTGGGATTTCTCCAGCCCTATCAGGCGTCCTCGACCGCATCCGCCTAACCACCGTCAACGGCATTGACACATTCGACGCAGGATCGGTCAACATCATGTATGAGGGCTAACATCTAAATGCCCCTAGAAAGCCCCATCCTCCGCGACGGTGACGCCGGATTCGCAGGCTATGCCTCGCGCATCAATCCGGTGGCGCTTCCCGCTGGCATGCTCCAGCTCTCGGAGAACATGCGGCTTGATCGTGGCGTGGCGGTGACGCGCAAGGGTGCCAAGCGCATGGCGGATGCGATCAGCGTGGCCAGCTCGCCGCTCACGGTTCCCTTTGTGCTGAACCCCGCGCCCAACGCGCCGGTCGTGCAAAGCACCTACGCGGGCGGCATCTTTGCGGCCAGCGTCTACCGCTCGCCGGATCAGGTGCAGAGCGCGGAGATCGTTGTGCTGGCGGGCGGCGACCGCGCTTACACCATTCTCTTGGACGACAACCAATCCTTCGCCGGTGTCTGGGCGGGCGGCTTTCTGGTCACTGACACCGGAGAGGAGATCGTGGACGAGAACGGCGACACCATCGTCATCAGCGTTTTGCCGCAGGAGCTGGGCTACCCGACATCACCGGACGAGGTCATCGAGCCGACCGACACCATTTCCATGACGCAGGCCAACGACCGCCTCTACCTCTTCCGCGAAGCCGACGCCTCGCGCCCGGGTTGGGTCATCAAGAACGTGACCACCGGCGGCATCACGGTGGCGTCCACCACGGCGACCGTCAACCTGACCGGCCACGGATTCCCTGCCGGCGCCCGCGTGCGCATCGAGGGGAGCAATGTCGCTGCCTTTGACGGCGTGGAATACGACATCGCCACGTCCTCCACCAACAGCTTTACCATCACTGTGCCGTCCGGCACCGCGACCGACGCCACGACGAGCGGCCGCACCATCCGCCGCGTGAAGGCGCCGCTCTACTGGGACGGCGTCACGACCGCTTTTGTCCGCAGCCCCGCAGGCGTGCCGACCGGACTCTCGGCCACCTACAAGACCATGCGCTCGACGCCTTGGGGCACCTACGTCAACAACCGGCTCGTCCTACCGGACGGCAAAAACAACGTGCTCATCAGCGATATCTTGGACGCCAATACCTACGATCCCTACTGGCAGTCCTTCCGCGCCGGTGCTGGTTCCAATGACTTTGTCGTCGCGGTGCATCCGTGGGTGGAGAACAGCTTCCTCGTCTTCTGCCGCAAGTCCATCTGGCTCGCGGAGGTCAACCAGTTTGCCAGCGTGGACGGCGCCAGCACGGCTATCGACACGGCGCTCAGTAAGCTCACGCTCCTCACCGACGAGGTCGGCTGCGCGGCCCGCCGCTCCATCGCCACGGCGGGGCAGTTTGTCTATTTCCTCAGTGACTCCGGTGTCTACCGCCTCGACAGCCGCCTTGACTTGAAGCTCCGCGGCGACACCAAACCCCTCAGCGACCCCATCGCCAACCAGCTCGACGACCTCAACGCCACCCTGCTCAAGAACTCGGTCGGCCTCTGGTATAGCAACCGCTACTACCTCGCCGTCCCGCTGGCCGGTGCCGACAACAACAACGGCGTCTTCCTTTACAACGCGCTCAACGACCAGTGGGAAACCCGCGACATTTATGGCTTCGGTGTGGACGACTTCGTAGTTGCCACCCGCGCCAACGAGCGCCGCCTCTTTGTCAGCAACAAGGCCGGACGCCTCATGCTGCTCGACGAGATCGAGGAAGGCGACCAGTCGCCCGACGTGCAGGCTAACGTCATCACGCCGGTCGCTGGCCGCATCGTGACGCGGCGCTATGGCATGGGCAGCATGAGCACCAAACGCTTCGTCCGCAGCCTCGCCGATGTCGTCTTGCCCAACACCGGCTCGGTCACGGTCAAGGCGATCACGATCAACCCCGACGCTACGATCACGCTGGTGCCGGGGCAGACCAACACGTCCGGCTTGGCAGAGGACTACACGCTCAAGCAGCCGATCCGCGCCAAGGCACACTACGCCGAACTGGAATTTCTAACCACGGCCAACCGGCCGGAAATCCGCAACGTCTCAATCGAAGCCGCAGGGCCGAGCCTGCCGCCGACCGAAACCCGCAACGCCGCCTAACCCTCAACTCTAAACCCTCAACTCTCAACTACTCCAATGGCAACCGTAACCGCATCTTACAACTGGGTCAGTGGCGAGACCGTCACACCCGCGAAACTCAACAGCGCCGCCGCGCCGACTGTCGTTGTCGCTGACAATGAAGTCACGACCGCAAAGATTTTGGACGCGAACGTGACCACGGCGAAGATTGCAGACGGCAACGTAACTTTGGCCAAGCTAGTCACCGCCGTGCAGCAGGCGCTCTTGCCCGCAGGCGCCGTGCAAGCCTTTGCCATGAACAGCGCACCGGCTGGCTGGCTGGCAGCAGACGGCAGCAACGTCAGCCGCAGCACCTACGCTTCGCTCTTTAGTGCCATCAGCACAACCTACGGCGCCGGTGACGGCAGCACGACCTTTGCCCTGCCTGACCTGCGCGGCTACTTCGTGCGCGGCAGCGGAACCAACAGCGACGCCACGGCGGCAGGGACGTTTGGTGCAAAGCAAGCGGATGCTTTTAAGGAGCACGCACACACGCTCACTAACATCTTGGCATACAACGTAAATGCGTCTGTTGGAACAGGAGGCACCGCCGCGCTCGTTTCTACAAGTCTGGCTGGATCTACAAACTTGCAGGGCGGCACCGAAACCCGCCCGAAGAACATCGCCATGCTGTATTGCATCAAGTTCTAAGCATGACCCCATGGCAAAGCGCAAAACACTGGTGGGACAACCACGCAACGCAGGACTTCTGGGAAGCAGTCGGCGAGCATCTGTCGGCGGGCTATGTGTGGAACTCGCCGGAATGCTTCATGCTGGCCAAAGCGGCGCGGTGGAACGCGGAGGAGCAAAACTTTGAACTCGGGGAGCCTAACTGCTGGTTCGTCACTTTGGCTGCTGGCACTGCTGGCACAAACCCTGTGCGGGAGTGCCTTCGCGTGGCGCCGCATGCGCACCCCTATGTGGCATGGTGCCGCAGGGGGAGCTTTGAACCGCGAGTATACGATTGGAACAAACTAATTAGCAAAACAGGAGGATAATACTATGGGAGGAAAAGGACCAAGCATGCCAGCGCCGCAACCAGTGCCAGCCGCACCGGCGCCGATTGACTACGATAAAATGGCCGCAGCGTCGATTCGCGTGGCTCAAGCACAAACGCGCGAAGAAGAAGCGGCGATCAAGCGGCTATACCCTGAGTATATCCGCATGCAGTTTGGGACCGCCGACCAGCTCGCCGGTCGCCTCAACAACGAATACCTCCAGCGGGCGCGCGGCGTTGTCGGCGAGGAACTGCAAGCGGCGTCCGCGCCTAATGCCATTGAGGCGCAGCTCCAGCGTGACGCGGAGTCTGAACTCGCCCTCGGCCGCTCGCTCTCACCGGAGCAGCAGCGGGAAGCCTCGCAGTCGGCACGCGCGGCCTTTGCGGCTCGCGGACTTGGCACCTCGATGGGTAGCAGCGCTGCTGAGATCCTTAATCGGGATGCCTATGGCACCGCGCGGCAGGATGCGCGCCGTGGGTTTGCTGCCAACGTGAACCAGATGGATCTGGCGCGCAGGCAGCGGCGGATTGGTCTCAGCGGGATGTATATGGAGACAGATCCGTATCGTCAGGCGCTCGGACCCGCCTTCGGCCTCGGCGGCGATACGCTGCGCACCTCGCAGAATCAGGTGAGTAACATCTTTAACAACTCGCTGACGCAAAGTGGCAACGTGGCCAGCTTCAATACCAATATGGGCATGAGCCTGAGAAATTCGGCACTTAACAATAATGCCGCGATGCAGGCCGCAGCAATGCAGGCCGGTGCCCAGCAGAACGCGGGCATGATGGGTATGTTTGGCGGGATCGGCGGCGGCATCGCCTCTGGTGCTGGCATGGCTATCGCGGGCGCCTCTTTCTAATGACCTACGAAGACAAAGTCTCTTACGCTCACCGGCTCATCGAGCAGTCGCTCGCCGAGTTTAGCAATCCGTGCATCGCCTGCTCGTTTGGCAAGGATAGCATGGTGGTGCTGGACTTGGTGCGGCGGCATCGGGACGACTTGCCGGTCGTGTTCCACCGCGAGCCTTGGCAGCCGCACAAGTATCGGTTCGCCGATGCGGTGATCCAGCACTACGGACTGCGCGTCTATGACTTCCCGCCCTCGGCCACGATGGTGCAGGACGGCGGCGGCGAGGTGGAGATCGCCGGATACTACCAGATCGGCGCCCGCTACAATATGCTGCCGACCGGTATCCGCGCCCCGAAGGACGGCGAGGACTTTGTCTGCGGACTTGCGGACATCTACCAGCGGCCGACCGGCACGTTCAACTGGCCGTGGGACGCGATGTTCCATGGCCACAAGGCGAGCGATACGGATGCGGTCTACGGCGACATCACGATCCGCACCGATGTGGCGCGCAACTTGGACAGCGCCAGCCTCGTCTTCCCGATCCGCCTCTTCAGCGATGAGGACGTGTGGCGCTACATCGAGGAGAACAATTTGCCCATCCACCATGGACGCTACGAGAAGGTCGGCGAGTCATGGCAGGAGCGGGAGGACAAAGGTGACAACCCTGACTATGTGACCGCCTGCACGGCGTGCATGGCCAAGGACGGACCCGCCGAGGTGCTGTGCCCACGGCTTGGCCAATTGGTCAGCAATGTGAGCGATCAGCTCCGGTGGTCACAAAAAGAACGCCCCAGCTACCTGCGGGCGGAAGCAGCTTAATCAACAACGAAGGAGAACAAAACTATGTTTGCATACAACCCGACAGAGAACGACCAAAGCGGACGCATCATCGCCCAAGGCATGATGGGCGCCGCGCAAACCAACTCCCAGATGATGGGACAAATGGGCCAGGACATTGGCGGGGCGCTGGCGTCCATCGGCGGAATGGTCGGCAACGTCAGTCAGGCCAACGCCCAGGCGGACTCGGCTTTCGATGCCATCAACGCCATCGGCCAAATGTATCCCGGCATGAAAAAGATTTCCTCCGCGCTTGAGGGCATGGACCCGCGCACACGCCGGCTGGCCTCAATGAGCATCCTCGACAACCTTGGAGCGATTTCGCAACTGGGTATCGCTGGCATGAACAACCAGACGCGCGCCGCGCAGCAAGGGCTGACGGCGCGGATGCCTGCACAACGCGCCGCGGTAACCGCTCAGGCTCAGGTCGCTGCAGGCCAAGGCCGCATGATGACTCTGCCTCCAAATGTCAACATGGACGTGATCCCAACCAACGAATAACTATGCCTCCACGCCGAAACAACCAACTACCGCCGCCGGTTGAGCCGGATCTCCCTGCCCTGGAACCCGGTGAGGAAGCCGTGCCGCTTGATGCCATGGACGAGATGAATGGCGTGAGTGGGATGGATTACGACTACGGGACGCCGGACGATGTCTACAACGATGTCGCCGCGGAACCGTTGCCGGAGACGGGCGTGGGCTTTGACTTTACCAAGCTCAACGTGCAGACGCGCGAGGACTTTGATGCGTTGCCGGTCGAGCAGCAGGAATTGCTCAAGGCGATGAAGCGCGGCGTGCAGTTCACGCCGGAGGGTGCGGCGCAGTTTGTGATCAAGCAGCAAGAAGCTCGGGCGGAAATGGATCGCAGGGCGGCTATGATGCAGGCCGACCCGGTGCGGCAGGAGCAGACGCGCAAGCTGAAGACCGAGGCGGATGTGCTGGAGGAAAACCGCATGAAGGCGATGCGCAAGACCTTTGAGACGGCGTCCTACATGGATGACTTGCTGGAAAAGACCAAGACGCACCCTGGGCGGCAATACGCCACGGGCAAGAGCAGCATCTTGCCGAAGGTTCCCGGCACGGCGCCGGCGGACTTCCAAGTGCTGCTTGACCAGATCGGCGGACAGCAATTCTTGCAGGCGTTTGAAACACTCAAGGGCGGTGGCCAGATCACCGAGGTAGAAGGGCGCAAGGCGACCGAGGCGATGGCGCGGATGAATCCGCGGCAGAGCGAGGAGGCATTCCTGCAGGGCGTCAATGAGTTTCAATCCATCGTGCGTTCTGCCAAGGAGCGCGCCACCGCCAAGATCCAACCCCAAGATTCCCCATCAACGCCGGCCGCCGAAAGCGCGGCCCCGCGTCAGCGTAAAGCAGTAGCAGGAACAACCTACGAAAAAGGAGCTGACGGAAGATGGTACCAAGTTCGCTAGACGGATTAACCGACGAGCAGCTCGCCGAGCTGGAAGCGCAGCAGGGACAGCCGGAGATCACCACCGGGCTGGTGGATCGCCTTGCCGCATCCCCTGCTCCGGCGCAGGGATTCACCGACCAGCAGCTTGATGCGCTGCCAGCGCTGGCCTCCACGCCGTTTGCTCGCGAGCGTGGCATTGCCTTGCCGCCCGAAGCTCCCGCGGAGCCGGAGCCGATGACCGACTATGAGCTGAACCAGCTCGAGGAGGAGAACTACCGCCGCGTGGACTACATCATGCCGCAGGAGGAGTTCCGGCAGTATTGGACGCGACGCAAGGAGGAGAATAACGAGGTCGGACGCTTCATCGATGGCGTAGGCCAAGGTGCCGCAGCCATGATTGGCATGCTGCCGCAAGCGGCCAATGAGATCACTGATGCGCTGATCACGGGCGTCAAAGATCCGCTGCGCCAAGCTGAACGCAATTTGCAGACCGGCGCGGAGATCGTCCGCAAGGCTGGCATCAACATGGTGCAGCTCTTCGATTGGGTCGGCAACAAGGCTAATGATGCGGCAACCTGGGCGAAGCGCCGCGGACTGAAGCAGCAGGCATTGGCCAAGCGCCTCGAGCAGGAAGGCAAACTGACCGGCGATGAGCTGCGGGACGCGAACATTATTGCCGCGGCGGCCAGCGAGGCGGATGCGATGGAGCCAACGCCGGTGGAGGAGGAAGAGGATTTCGACAAGGCTTACGAGCGCTACCAGCGGGAGAAGGCGCTGGAGCAGGAGTTCGCGGGAGTCACAAACTTTCAGATCGGCGCCAGCAAGGTGAGCGCGCCGGCGGCGACCAAGGAGGCTTACCAGATCACCGACGAGCAGCCTGCGGAGACGCTGTCGATGCTCGGCTCCATGGTTGTCGATCCGGTCAATTTGATTCCGGTAGGTGCGGGCGCGTTGAGTAAGCTGCGCGTGCTGCGGCGGACGGCGACCTTGGCCGGTGCTCCGCTTCGAGGCGTGCAGCGTGCAGCGGATGCCACGGCAGACCTCGCCGAGCGCGCAGAGTTTGGCATCAGCAGTCGCGTGCAGGACATCACCGGACTGACCGCAAAACAGCAGGCAGCGCTGGGCGCCGGCGCGGCTGGTGCGGCGGTCTATGCGGATGCAGCGGGCGGCGGCGGCAATGTTACCGCGGCAGTCACGGCCATCGGCAGCGTGCTGCCTGGGCTGCGTTACGGCGGTGCGATCATCCGCAAGACCGGAGCGGCGGCCGGCGGTGCGGCGACCATCATCCGCGAGGCGGGCGTAGGCGGCATTGGCACGGCGCGAGCAGAGGCAGCGGCCGACTTGGCGCGCATGACGGCGATCCCTGAGCGCTACCGGAAATACTTTACAGGCTACGTTGACGGCACCGACAGCACACTCAAGCGTGTGGCGCAGGATGCTGGCAACCCGGAGGCGCTGCGCCGTGTGGCGCGCTTTGCCGACCGCGCTGGTGTGACAACGGCGGCCCGTCTGGCTGACGATGTGACGAGCGGAGCGGTGGCTGCTGGCATTACCGGAGCACCCTTCGCCGCATTGCAACCGGATGCCGAGCGCGCCGGTGAGGTGCTGGGCGGCATCATGGCCTTGGGCGGTGTGGCTGGAGTCGCTGGCAGTGTGGCTCGCCGAGGAGCTACGGAAGCGGACGCGGACATCGCCCGCATGATGGCTGACGTGTATGCGGTGGGCGGCAATGTGGATGCGTTTTCTGCGCTGCCTCACGCCTCACTGGACCGCATGGCGGCCATGCAGGGTGTGCTGGCAGGCAAGGTGGATTTTGTTCCTCTCAAGGCTGACGAATACCGAATGAACAAGGATGTGTCAGCGACCGGCGGCGAGCTGGCCGCGGGACTGTTTCTCGAGAAGGACGCCAACGGACGCGCCCGGGTCTTCATCAATCTTGATGCCCGCAAGTCGGCTGGTGGCGTAGACGCGATTGCTCCGCATGAAATTGGCCACGCCATTCTGACGAGCAACGTCCTTGATGGGCAGCCGCGCAATGACCTGCGCAACTTGGTCAACCAGCAATATGGGCCGGACGGTGTGACGGCGCGCGGACGCGAGTATGTCGGGCGATTGGTTGACGCGGATATCAACAACGGCACAACCGGCGAGCTGCCGCAGGTGCTGACCGAGCAGGAGTTCCGCGACCTTGAGAGTGGCAACAGGTCGGCGGCGGACATCTCCAAGGCGCGCAAGCTGGAGCCGAGCGAGCGGGAAAGACTGATCAACGAGCGCTACGAGGAGCTGTCGCAGCGCAGCATTGAGCGTGGCGAAGATGCCCTGGACTGGGCGCGCGACGAGATCATCGCCGAGACATTTGCCAGCGAGGCGCCGGCCATTGACTTCCGCGCCATCCGCCGCGATGCCGCCTTTCCTCGCCTCGCCGAATCTATGCTGGCGACCGGCGGGCGCGTGCTGGAGATGATGGGTGTGCGCTTTGACAGCGGCACTGGCAAGATGCTGGACAATCCGTCTGTCCTTTTCCGCGACAACCCGCTCTTCCAAGACCGCATCATGCAGAAGCGGGTGAAGGAATACGTCCGCGCCTACGATCAGTATCTGGTCGGCCTCGAGGAGGCTGGCAGCGCAACGCCCCGCGGCGTGGAGCTGGCGCGCAGCAGTCGCCCGGAGGACATGGCGCGCAGCACGCACGTTAAACTACGGGACGAGGGCCGCGGCGTGTTGGAGAATGACTTCCTGTTCCAAAAGCCGGACGGCACCTACGCCTACAAGCCGCAGCCGATCATCAATGCCGCCGAGGCCAACCGCGCGGCGCAGATCAAGACGCTCTACGATGCGAAGAAGTTTGTGCCGGTCAACTCAACCGAGTTTGGCAAGCGCAAGGTCAACGGACGCGAAGTCATCGGCGGGCCGGTGCTGCCGCCGCAGTTTGACCTCTTCACGCAATTCCCGCAGCACGTCCGCCAGTTTGCCCGCGGCATGGAGGCCAGCCGCGCTGAGGGCGGAAGCTGGAACATCGATTACAACGCCATCGGCACCGGATCGAGCGGACGTTACCGCATCACCAACATGGGCGCCGTGCGCGCCATCCAGCGCGAGACCGTGCCTTTCGGCTGGCAGGTGACCAAGCAGAACCACCTGCTGGCTGCCTCGCTTGACCTCAACGCCTTCCGCGCTGCCGCCATGAAGGCGATCAATAAGGGCGAGCTGGGCATCTTCAACAACGACATGAAGCAGGTGGAGGCAGACCTAAAGACCTACCTCGCCAACCACCGCAACGGCATGCCCGGAGAGGCGACCATCGGCCAGCAGAAGCGCGACACGCTTAACGGACTCATCGGCACCGGCACCGCCGTGCAGCGCGCCGCCAACCCGCTCTACGCCGAGCTGAATCCCAAGGGCAGCATCCGCACTTGGCGCATCGACCGCCTCAACGATGCCCAGCCGAGCGGACGCACCGGCTACTTCTTCGACTACGACAAGATTAACAACAACCGCATGCCCCAGCAGATCCCGCGGGAGGCTCAGGGGATGCCGGATGTGCGTGCTTCTGTTGATGGAATGAATGCTGACTATATGGCTGCCGTTGGTCGCGGCGACATGGACGCGGCGCAGCGGATGGTGGATGAGGCAGCAAGGGTTGCGGGGTATGAAGTTGGCCCAGTGTGGCACGGATCAACATCCCACGCCTCTTCTCCGCACAAAAAAGGATTGGCATTCAATGTTTTTGATAAATCCAAAAGAGAGCTTGGGTTTCACTTTGGAACGGAGGCGCAGGCTAGAGAAAGAGCCGGAATAAAGCTAGGAACGCGAAACTTATTTAAGGGCTATCTCAAGGGGCGTTTTGGTGCAACGATGGACTCATTTAACTTTTCAAGAGAACGCGCCCGAGTTGTCCTTATGACAACACGTTTGTCGCCAGAGGTGCTGACAAAACAAAGAAGCGGAGGAGTCGGCGCTTTAGGAGAAAAAACTTATTGGGCGACAGACCAAGAATCGCGGGCAAGAAATAACATTCTAGCCGATGAGGTTGCGAACTTTCCAAGGCAAATTGATTCGGATGTTCAATCTATCCAAGAAAAAAACGCCCTGAACGATGCAAAACTGAATGCGCTGCAAAACCATATTAAAAGCGATGAAGATGCCATAAGGTTGCTTCGCAAATTGGGATACGACGGCTTGATGTATCCTAACAGAGTTGAGGGAGGCGGCGAGTTGAGCTATGTTGTTTTCGACTCTAATCAAATCAAATCTGCTGACCCCATCACCCGCGACTCCCAAGGCAACGTCATCCCTCTGTCGCGCCGATTTGACCAGACGAAGCCGGACGTGCGGTTTATGCCAGACTCCCTCGAGTCCGTTCCCACCGACCAACTCCAACGCCAATACGAGGAGAACCAAGGCTACCTCGGCCTGTCCACCTTGGGCATGCGTGAGGGCCGTCCGGTGCGTGGCGGCGCCGCGCAGACCCGCGAGCTGCTCCGGCGCAACGAGGCGATCAGCGCAGAGCTGGAGCGCCGCGGCGTACGGCAGGAAGATCCGCAGTTGCGGCGGGCGTTGCAGAGGCGTGGGCAGGCGATGCCGGATGCTGAAGCGCAGTCAAAGGCCGCGGAGACATTTGAGCAACTCAAGCGCTCACAATTTATCCCGACAAAAGTTGCCGCAGATGTCGTTGGCGGATTCCCAGAATATCTTAGGCCGGTCGCGCAATTCATTACCGACCAGCGCCAAAAATTGGCCAACGGCCAGATGACGCGCCGCGATGTGATGAAGGCGTATGCGATGACTGTGGCGTCCCAAGGCTCTGGCGCGCGCGCGGTCGAGGTCATCGCCAACAACGTGGCCAAGGACGGCATCAAGTTCCGCCCATCGAAAGATTTCACAACGGCCGACAAGCAGGGCCGCGCGGCCATTCGTCCCGAGGAGGCTGCAGCGTATTGGCTCGGGACCGACGCTGGCCAGCGGGCGCTCAATAACTTTGAGGCCGGTCGCTTCAGCCCAGACGACTGGAAGGAGCTGGTCGCCATTCGCAAGGCATACGGCGATGACCGCTTCAACAACCTCGGCGCGTTCAATCCCGACAACATTCGCACGATGGACAAGGTGCTGGCCGACTTAAACGCCAGCCGCGCGGACACCGGCAAGGTAATGGATGCAGTGCAGCAGCTCCGCGGCATCAAGACAGGCAAGAAGGGATTCATCGCGCATTTGCTTGGAATCGGCGACGTGCCGACCATTGATGCGGTTGAAATCAACTTCTGGCTGACCGGCAAGGCCGACATCGGCAAGCTAAACACGCGCAAGGCAACGCTGGCGCGCAGCGTAAAGGAATCAATAAGCGACCGGCGCGTAAGCCAAGAGATGTTCCGGCGCATCGATCAGCGCATCAATGCGTTGCGCGATGAGGTTCCGGGCGGGGCAGACATTAGCCCGGAGGTGTGGTCGCACGTTATGCACCACTGGCTTTGGGACAAGTCGAAGGGCATCGAGACAACGCATGAGGGCATGTATCGGGCGCAGGCGCAGTTTATGCCGGATGCGGAATATGTAAGTCTTGAGCAGCAAGCAAGGGCCGGAGATTCGGCCGCCATTGAGGCTGCGCAGGCCGCCGTCAACGATGCCGCGCAACGCGCTGGACTTATCAAGGGGTGGCATGGCTCCGCAAATCTGGACGAGATTGAGATTTTTGACAAAGGCAGAATCGGCACAAAGAATGATGCTGGCTTTTATGGGCGCGGGTTCTATTTCACTTTCGGAGACGAGAAATACAGTCCCGGCGAAGCAGGCTATTACGGATCGCAGGTCGGCGAATTTTATCTGCAGGCAAAAAACCCGTTTATCTTCTCGGACCTTGCCACGTTTCAAGGCGAGCGCATCAACTTCATGGGCGTAGACAGTCTTGTATTTTTGAAAAACATCGCAGACAGGTTCCCTGAGATTGGTAAAAAAATAACCGTAGACAAGGTCAAGTGGAAGAATGGCGAGGGAGAAGTAACGCCGATTAACGCTGTGACGCTGTCTAGAATGATCGACAACTACAACAAGAGGATCAAGGTTGAGACGGTTGAAGATAGCATCCGCGGCAATTACAAGGCAGGTTGGACCAAGAAAGAAACTGTCGATTACGACTACACGTCAAGCGGTGGTAGCAAGGGCAGCTTTGAGACAACGAACCTAACTGGGCGGGTTAATCCAGACCTAAGCGATGCGGAAACCAAGATGCTGCTTATCGCCGAGTTTTTGGAAAAGGAACACGGGATTAAAGCGGATTACCATCCAGAGGGATACATGACTAGGTTCCCTGAGATTACCAAGGCCATCCGCGACAAGGGGCACGATGCGATCATGCAGGGGCGCAATGGCGATGAGATTGTTGTCTTTGAGCCAGAGCAGATCAAATCGGCGGCGGCGTTCACCTACGACAAAAAAGGCAAACCGGTGCCCTTGTCCAAGCGCTTCAATTTTAGCCGCCCAGAAATTAGCTACGGCATCGCTGCCCTTGCCGCAGGCGCGGCAATGAGTGAGCTGGACGGCCAACAATAGCTCATCTGGCACACCCAGAAAGAGACTAAGGGTCAGCTACGGCTGGCCCTTTCTTTTTTGCCTAAGCCGCCAGCATCCCTAGCACCATATCCTCGCCCTCCACCGTGTCGCCCTTGGCCATGTTGGCGGACGCCCAGAGCGGCTGGAGGTTGGTGTAGTGGAAGGCTTCGCGCTGTTGGGCTGGGTCGGTGAGATCGTAGGTGGCGAGGGGAATTACATGGTCAACCTGCCACACGGTGCCGTAGTTCTCCCACGTCATGCCGGGTTCAAAGCGGGCCTCGAGGCACAGGCGCAGGTCGGCGGGCGAGCAACCGAGGAGCACCATTGACTTGTCGGCCTTTAGATGGCCATGCAGGGCATTGAGCATGCGGCGGCGGACAGAGCAGGCCAGCCGGTATTCGGGGCTTTCTTTGCGCAGCTTGGCTAGGCGCTGGCGATCCAAGGCGCGGCGGCGCTCTCGGACATCCTCGCGAGCCTTGTAAGCCTTCCGTATAAGCTGGACGCGCGGCGTCTGTTGGCGCTCTCGGGCCTTCTGGCGCTGCGTCTCAATGTTCCGGTAGTAGTGCGCAGCAACGGCAAGGCGCACCCGTTCGCGGCGGGCCTTGAGGTCTTCTGGCGCAATCCAACGCTCACCACTCTTGCGGTATGCCCAAAAGACTAGGCCGTCTGGACGAGTGTCGCCGCGCTTGAGGGGCTTATTGGAATTGACGCCGCGTCGAGTGACGGGCATAATAGACGTAGCTTTGATCATGGTATCTCATGGTTGAAGTTAGTTGGCAGAGTGGGCAGCAACCCACTTTGTCAACGTCTATTATGACAGATCAGCTATCAAAAGTCAAGTCTGAATACTGCCAAACTATTGGCCATACCCCTTAGCACGTCTGGGTAAACCCGGCAAAATCACCTGAGAACAAATCAGGTGCACTACCGCTGTGCTATGCCGGCGAACTATCAAATTCTTGTGACGAGAGTGTAAAACAATGTATCTGGTTGAACATGGGATAGCCAACTTTTTGCCAAAGTTTCGACCAAAGTTCTGCCAAACTATTTGACGCGCCGTTTTTGCCGTGCGAAAGAGCGGCATGCACACGATCAAAGGCAGCGGCATCACCGGACGCATTTACACCACGGGCGCCTCGCCGCGCTGGCAACTCAAGTTCTACCATCCCGGCCTGCGCAAGCGGCAGCGGGTCTCGCTCGGCACCGCCAACCTCGACATGGCCAAGGCCAAGGCGCAGGTCATCCTTAACGCCACGGCCATCAAGGGCATCGCAGCCCTCAAAGATCACGCTATGCGATCCACGGCGCTCCCAGTTGGTAAGGCAATTGATCATTATTTGCAGGTGAGCAAAATCGCCAGCCGCCACGCCAATGTCAACTGCCTGCTCCTGATTCTGCGCACGGTCTTCGGCGGCAACAACGATGCGGTGCGCGCCAAGCCGCTCTCGGTTATCTCGCCTCTATTGGTGGCCAAGTATCGGGAGAAGTTTCAGGGAAGCGCCTACAGCGTGCGCACCAATCTCGCCGCCACGCGCGCCATCTTTGCGCACCCGCTGGACTGGGAAGGCTTTGAGTTGCCGGACACCATTGCCAAGTTCGCCGCATCAACCAGGGGCATGCGGGCGCCGGTCTCGACGTTTGTGCGGATTCCGCCCGAGATACTTATCAAGATGGATAATTCCAGCAAGGCAATCGGCGGGTCTACGCGGCGCGCATTTTTGCTGACGCGCTACCTGGGCATGACGCCCAAGGAGGTCGCCTACTGCCGCAGAGGCTGGATCGAAGACCGCGGCGACCGGCATGTGTTGGTGCTGATTGAGAGGGAGGACGAAGGGCTGACACTCAAGACCGGCTACAAGCGCGGGCGCGTCATGGCGATCCCAACGTGGATGGTGCCGGAGCTGCTTGACGCAGACGACTTCATGGTCGTTGGCCGCACTGCTGGCACGCGGATGAAATTCATGGAACGCAACTTCAACATGTGGGTGCGCGAGTTTTTACCGGATCGCCGGTCCGCCGCTTACGAGCTGCGACGGCAAGCTGGTAGCGATATGCTGAACGCCACGGGACGCATCTCGGTCGTGCAGCACATGCTCGGCCACGTAAGCCCCAACACAACCAGTCGTTTTTATAGTGTGTACGATCGAGAGGTGGACGTGGCGTCCGTTTGGGATCAGCAGTAGGCGGCTTCTCTGCGGAGAATGTGTCGCTCAATCCCCGCAACTTCCTCGGCGAATGGCAGCACATCGAGGTCAGCGCACGCATGCCGCACGCAGTTGTCGCTGAGGCACTGCCGGCGCATCATGGCGAATAGCTCGGGGCTGTCGAAGCGGCGACCGGCGAGGCGTAGACCGCCCCACGGGAAGGTGCCGGTGGCGAAGTAGTCGTGGCGGGTCATTGCTCCTCCAAGATTAGCTCGCGTTTCACTTTGCCGCGGAAGACGCGGACGCACTTGGTTTCGTAGATGTAGAACTCCCACGGCGCCGCGATCTCGTCATCCTCGTCGGTGGCGTAGGCATGGCTTTTGTCGCGGCAATAAGCCTCAGCCTCGGCGAGCGTGGCGAATGATTCGTCGTGCTCCCACTGGCCGTGGTCTTCAACCGAGTAATACACTTGGAACTCGGTGGCGTTGAGGTCGGTATTATCGCAAGCTGGCTTGCGCTTGGTGGATTTGGTTTTGGATTTCATGTGGTGTGTTTGTGTTTGGGTTGGGTGAAAGTTTCAAGGGTTAACGGCAAGCGGTTGCGGTGGCTTGGGCTGGGTGGCGCTGTACCAGTGCGTATACCCAGGCACGCGCAGCAGGACGCGGGACGGAACCCGGTAGCCGCTCGGATACACCATCTCCTCGAAGGCGACGCTGTCGTGCGGGACAACGGCGCGGATGATGGAGTCTTGCTTCCATTTGCCGAACTGATCGGCGACCAGCTTGACCGTGACCGGCGAGGTGCCGATGTATTCGGCGTTCAAGTAGACGAGCGCGCCGGGTGGCAGCGTGGCGATCTCTACGGTAACGACCGGCTCGGCGGTGCGGTAGCGGTCAGGCACCGGATCGGTGGCGCAGCCGGTGAGGAGCACGGCGAGGATGGCGAGCGGTCTCACTGGGCGACCTCCAGGGGTAGCGAAAGCTGCGGGTCGGCGGCTTCCTTACGCGCCAATTGGACAACATGCGCGTGCCGGATGACAAGCTCGGTGAGTTTGAGCGCGGCAGCCACATCGTAGTCGTGCGTGGCGTTGAAGTCCGCGGCGGTGTGGGCGATGGCGTGGATGTTCATTGGCTTAATCGACAACAATCTCGTTGCCGTCATTGTCCCAAACGCGACCATTGAAGCTAACGCGACCAATTTTCTTGCGACCCTCATAGATGTTGCCGCCAGTCCAGTTGCCGCCACCAAGTTGGTTGCGGCGAATGAATGCGCTGCAAGTCTTGGATGCTTCAGCAAAACTGCCAACAGGCACGTTTTGCGTCTTGCCGCTTTCCTCTGGCTCGTTCCAGTAGCCTCCGTCGATGTCTGGATTGCTGCGGTGCGATAGTTTGACGATTAGGTTTTTCATGTGGTGTTAGATGCTGTTGGCATCTGTCAGCACCTTACGGCATCTGTAGGCATCTGCAAGCATTATTTGCAATATTTTGCAAAATAGTTACTTCCCTCTGTAAATCAGCGGGTTACTTGAGGGCTTTTTCCAGCTTCGCGGCCATCCCGCCAACGTTGCGCAGGATCATCGACCGGAACTGCTCGGTCATGGGGCCACCGAAGGCTTCCTCCAGCTCCATGTAGAACTCGAGGGCCACGCCGGTGTATTTGGCCGCGGTGAGATGCGCCGCCGGCGCCCTCCGCTGCAGCCGGGCGTGTGCCTGGTCGCTGATGTTGGCAAAGACCGACCTGCGTGAGCCGACAAGTCGTTTTGCTGTGGGTG